ATTATCATATGCTAAAGTACCTTGTCGCATTTTGGCGAAAGCCCTGTATCGATAATCATTATCATTGGCGCTTGGATCCCACTTGATGGTGCTGCGTTTCACGATGTGGCATGCGAGGTCCATCTCACGATGTGGCATGTGCCACCACCATGTGAAGCGGCCCTCCGCTTCCCGGCCCCCGGTCCTCCCACTTTGACTCCCCTCTCGAATTGCTCTTTCCACGCCCCGGGGTATAAACCGCTTATAGTACCGAGTATGGAGCCAACCCAGTGGACCTGTCGGGAATCCTAGTAGCTTGAATAAAGATTCTAACCCTACTGATATAGCGTATCAAAGGGATTATCGCCAACTGAGTACCGATTTCAACAGAGCAGTTATTGGAGTTATTGGACTGTTATTGGGGTTGATATCTAAAAAAAACTCTTTATAATCAATAACTTAGGTTAGGGTTATTGGACGTATTATATATAGAGATCAAATTGAAATTTTTTTTATTCAATTACCAAGGTCCAATAGTCCAATAGTCCAATAACCGCTATCAAAAAGGATAATAAAATCAAAGACTTAGGGTGTTATTGGACGTTTATTGGATGTGAAATTATCGTTTACCCTAACACCAGATTTCAAGGGATTCGTATAAACCTCGCGGAATCATATTGATTTTGCATTAAAGCACCTTTGTAGCCTATATAAGGGGGACAAAACCTTGTAAGATTGTATATTATCCCGTTTACATTAAGGGAGAGTCGAGGTACTATGATACCTATGTCACGGATCAATCCCCTTGGAGCGCACTCGCCGCTCATTAACCACGACATCCTCCGAACGCTGGAAGAGGAGGGGGCAGACCCTATTCGCTTGCTGGCTCAAGCGGTCAATGGTGATCTAACCGCGGACCCAGTACTGAGAATCGCTGCGGCTAAAGAGTTGGCCCAGTACATTCATCCGAAGAAAAAGGCTTTGGATCTGAGAGCCTCTGGAAAGCTGGCCGTCACCTACAATGTGGTGAACTTCAGCGAGGTGATGCCGGACCAAGCAAAACAACTCGCGGAGCAAACGCAGGCACTACTGGACAACCGTCCGAGAACCAAGGCGGAAGTGCGGCAGGCCGTCAGGGCCACCCCTGTGAACTCAGCCGTTCTTATCGAGGCGATGCGTAGTGACGTGGAGCGCCTGGTAGTGGACGAAACAGGGATAGCCTCTGATGAATGACCTGGTCCCACAGGATGTTGATCTCGTAACGGTCCCCGTGAATTGGAGACCGCGCCCCTATCAGATGGACCTTTGGTCATTCATGGAGAACGGGGGTAAGCGAGCCGTGGCCGTCTGGCATCGACGCGCTGGCAAGGACTCGACGGCTCTGAACTGGACTGTGGTATCCGCGTTCAAGAGGCCTGGGATCTATTGGCATCTACTACCCACGTATAACCAGGGGCGTAAGATCGTTTGGGATGGCCGAACCAAGGAAGGTGTAGCATTTCGGGACGCGTGGCCGAAGCAGGCTATCAAGTCAGAGAACAACACTGAAATGAAGTTGGAGCTCGAGAATGGGTCCATCTGGCAAGTGGTGGGTACTGACAATGTGGATCGCCTGGTCGGCGCAAATCCTGTTGGATGCGTTTTTTCCGAATATTCCCTTCAGGATCCTCGCGCATGGGATTATGTACGCCCAATTCTAGCGGAGAACGGTGGATGGGCCATGTTCATCTACACTCCGCGGGGGCGCAACCACGGTTATGAAATCGCGGAGATGGCGAAGAGGAACCCCAAGTGGTTCTCGCAGACCCTTTCAGTCGAAGATACCAAGGTCCTATCTGATGAGGTGATTCAGGAGGAACGGGATGCTGGTATGCCTGAAGAGATGGTCCAGCAGGAGTACTTCTGTTCGTTTGACTCTGGCCTTGTGGGTTCGTACTACGGTACTCAGATGGCACGAGCTTTGGAAGAGGGTCGTATCACCGCGGTCCCTTACGAGCCGCGACTCGATGTGGTTACAGTGTGGGACCTCGGTGTTGGGGACTCCACGGCAATTTGGTTCTACCAAATACACGGATTTGAGATTCGCGTTATCGATTACTACGAGAACAGTGGCGAAGGACTCCCGCACTATATACAAGTTCTCCGCGACAAAGACTACCTGTACGGCACCCACTACGCCCCTCATGACATCGAGGTCAGGGACTTCACTACAGGCAAATCGCGGAAAGACACGGCCGCAGGCCTGGGCATCAAGTTCCGCGTTGTCCCGAAATTGCCAATAGAGGATGGTATTGACGCCGTCCGCAACCTGATTCGCAAGTGTTACTTCGATGAGCAGCGGTGTGTCCGCGGTATCGAAGCCTTGCGCCAGTATAAAAAGTCTTGGAATGACAAGATGCGCTGTTACAATAACCAGCCGGATCACGACTGGACTTCCCACGCTGCAGACGCCTTCCGATATCTCGCGATTTCCCTGAGGGAGAAGAAGGTTGATACAAGTCGCCTACCACGTGTGGCTGACTCCAGCTACGATATATTTGGAGGATAACATGGCATCACTATTCGGAGGGGGTAAGACCCCGAAGGCAGAACCTTATGTACCGCCACCGGATCCGGAGATCGCGAAGAAGGCTATCGCGGAGGCTACCGAGCGGGAACGTGCAGCACAACGCGCAAAGTCTGGACGCGCGGCATCCATGTCTAACGAAGGTATCGGAGACCCTTTGGTCGCTGAAACCGCGAAAACAATTTTAGGAGGTTGATATGTCTAAAGCAATCAAGGGACCGAAGAAATCAGGGCCTGATCCGGCTATCGCCGCCGCCGCTGCAAAGGCTGCCGCTGCGAAGAAACTCGCCGATGAGCAGCAGGCTGAAGCTCTTCGCAAGGCGAAAGCCAGTCAAGGGCGTTCTTCGCTGGGTAATCCTGGTGGCGACGATACCGCGGCTAGAGTTGGTAAGACGACCCTAGGGGCCTAACATGTCTGAAAATCAAGCCATAGTCCTGGAGCGTCGGTTCGAAGAGCTCAGTCAGGTAAAGGGCACTTGGAACGCTTCGTGGCAGAACGTGGTTGATTACGTCCTGCCCAAGCGGCAAGCCTTTACGGGGCCGCGTTCTGATGGGCAGACCGTTACAGACAAGATCTTCGATTCAACGGCCCCCTGGGCCCTGGATCAACTGGCCGCGGGTCTTCACTCGTACCTCACCAGTCCGACGCAACGGTGGTTCCGTCTTCGCTTGACGGACTTCGCTGAGGAGGAGATGGAAGAGGATGAAGAGGTCGAACGTTGGTTGGAGGTTGTTACCAACACGATGTACGGGATCTTCAACTCCCAGAAGACGAACTTCGCTCCGCAAGCTCATGAGCTCTACCAAGATCTCGGGGGCTTCGGCACTGGTGTCTTCTATGTGGAAGAAGACTACGCGCAGGCTCCCGTGCGCTTTAGCACCTTCCACCTCGCGGAATGCGTGTTCGAAGAGAACGCCTACGGGGTGGTTGACACGCTCTATCGCAAGTTCAAGATGTCGCACCGGCAGGCCTATCAGCGGTTTGGGGATAACCTTCCGTCCAAGTATATTGAGCTTGCTGAGAAAAAGCCTACGGACAAGGTCGAGATTCTCCACGTAGTAAAACCGCGCGAGGAATGGGACCCCCGAGGTATGGGCCAGAGGAGCATGCCATTCGCTTCGTGGTGGGTCCTGTGTGAGGCCAAACTTGTGGTGCAGGAGAGCGGCTTCCGTGAGTTTCCGTTCATGGTGCCTCGTTGGTCGAAACTGACTGGCGAGACCTATGGTCGTGGGCCTGCTATGCTTGCCATGCCCGACATCAAGATGGTTAACGCCATGGCGAAGACCGTTCTGGTCGCTGCTCAGAAGATTGTTGACCCACCCCTGATGCTTCCGGATGAGGGGTTCCTTCTACCTATTCGCACAAGCCCGGGCGGACTGAACTTCTACAATTCCACCCTTGGACCCGATCAGCGGATCTTCCCGCTGGAAACTAAGGGCCGTGTGGATATTGGTCAGCAGCTCATCGACTCCCGCCGCCAGCACATCACCCGGTCGTTCTACCTCGATTGGATGCAGCTGAACGAAGGCCCGCAGATGACGGCGACTGAGGTGGTTCAACGAACTGAAGAGCGTATGCGCCTCATGGCTCCGGCTATCTCGCGCCTGCAGTCTGAGTTCTTGGATCCACTGATCGAGCGCGTGTACGCCATCTGCCTTCGCAAGCAGCTTTTCCCGCCTGCTCCCCAGTCGATTCAAGGTCAAGACCTTAGGGTGGAGTACGTTTCTCCTGTCGCCAAAGCACAGAGGATGACGCAAGTGGTCGGGTTCCAAAGACTCCTTGAGTCCCTTGGTCAAATTGCCCAAGCGAAACCTGAGGTATTCGATCGAATCGACGCGGATGGAACGGTGGACTTCTTGGCTGATGCCTATGATGTCAGCTACCAGACTCTGACGCCGATGGAGCAGGTAAAACAGATCCGTGATGATCGTGCATCTAAGCAAGATCAAGCGGGCGAAAGCGAGGGTATGAACCAGGATTCTGGTACCGCCCTCAATATGGCCAAGGCTTTGCAAGCCGCAACTCAAGCTGGAGGTATGACTGATGGGGCTAAAGGACCTGCTGCAAAGGCGTGATCACGTCGCAAGCGCCTATCGAGCGGTATTTGAATCTCCGCAAGGTGAAATCGTGCTGGCCCAC